ACGTTTGCATTTTGTGTGACTTTATTCACGGTCTTCGGTTTCCGCCCACGCCTCTTGGGTTCAGTTGGTCTAGGTAACTTCAGTTTTTTGCATAACGTATCAATCGTATCACTGTCGGTAACTGGTACACCTCTCGCAACCGCTATAGGTGTTAGCTGTTCTTTGGTATAAGCGAGGCATGGTTTGTTATTTACCATATATGTACCAAACACACGGTTTTTGATCTTATTACATATTTGCGGTTTAGTGGTTTTACCTGTAATATCGACTACACCCAATTTCTCTGCTACAGCTACAAGTTTAGGTCTAGCTACCGTGAGACACTTTCTTACTCCCACTCTCACACCGTTTTTACCGTTTTTAGAATTCTTTTTATTGTAGTATGTTATTTTAGAGTTCGCGTTAGATACATTTACGGTCTTATTTTTGCGTGTGGCTACAGGTTTATTGGAAGGACCGTTAATGTTCTTAAACCCTGTAAGTAATCCCATAACACGCAGATGCTTAACAAGTTCTATACCATGGGGGTTGTAAGCGGTAGTCAAACCATTCATAGTTTTAGAGCCCATGATCTGTATCTTACCAGATGTAAACAAGCGATACGTATACCCTTGGAACGTCATCTTCAAAGCCGGACTAAGTTCTGGTTCGTAATCGATATTACCAGACTTCTTAAATGCTTTCGCCACAGACGTCAAGTTTATGCGACCGTTGGCTTCAAAAGTTCCCACGAGGGTTACATATTTCATGGGGTTATACAAGAACTTGTAACGGGGTGCATACTTGTCTATGATATACTTTCGGATCATCTCGGGGTGTCTCGAGTTATTGTTTAAGATACCACCCGCGATTTGCATTTTTCCATTTGTATAAATCTTAACTAGTAGCTTATGTTTCTTTCCACCTTCAAACGTAAAGCCATCAATTTGAGCTACGAAATAACGATGACGATTTTTCGCGTTTGCATTGGGAGTAACCGTGAACGTGTGTTTAGCCCCTATCTGCATACGTCCATATAACAGCTTAATCGCATTTACTTCAATTTCAAGCGAAGATCCGGGTGCTATAGGGCGTCTTTTGATGGGCTTCTTGTAAAGAATCTCGGTAACGTTTACATTATAGTTACCTGGATTGGACTCAAGATTTACCATAGCGTTAAAGACCGATGTTCGCAATGGAGATATCTTCATCCTCGATAAATCTGCGCGAGCTATTTTCTTATTGATAACATTACTGACCTTTTTTGATACGTTATTGTAAGGTAATCGTCTAGCATTTAACGCTAGTCTATTACGTTCATTATTCGATAGATATGGTGCATGTTTAACTAGATTTTGGGTGGTGAATGGCTTGTTATTTTTTTCAAATTCATTAAACATACCCATGTTATAATATAGATAGAAATTTTTTATTAGATCTCCCCTGTGTTTGTGCAAGAATCACTATATGTAGATACCTTTTCATCACCTACATCGGTTTCCGTTTCTACGTCTACAGGCGTCGTATCTACGATATCCAATCCCAATACCCATGAAATGTTCTTACTTTCAGTCTTTTCTTTAGGGTCTGGATATCCCGGACCGAAGCGTGTATACTTCGTAGGAGGCAAGACTTCAACCGTAATATTTCTTTCACCGAATGGTCCTGCCCAGATATCAGCATTAATCGCACGCGACTTACCTTCCTTCATGCAATAAGCGCTAAATACTTCTTTGAAAAATGGAAGTGGGCACTTCTTCTTAGGATCTATCTCCACCTGTGCAGAGTTCAAGAAGCTGAGTAGGGGACTGCACGCGGATTCAATCTGCTGTTTTACGCGTTCGAAGTACGGTGGAACAATACTCCAAATTGTTTCATCCTTGTACTTTTGAGCTACTTCGAGATACGCTCGCACACACTTTTGCAGGATGATAGGCAGTTCCTTTTCCAACTTCTGATCAAGTGTGGGATCCGCCTCTTTCACCTTCTTTGTAAAGTCGAGTGTAAGTACACGTCGGAGAATACTACCAGAGTTGTCTCGCCATCCGGGTACTTCGTTGCCTCCTAGGATACCGGGCGTTTTCCATTCAATAGATTTAGCCTTCTCATGCTTTACTGCAATAGACACGTCTTCACCGCTGACGATAGACTGGAACTCAGCTTGCTCGAGAGCTAGATCACCCTTGATCTCAGGTGCAATGAACAGGAACGCATCGTAAATAGAAGAGAGGCCAAACTTACGTTCAACGTTATTCGAGAGAGTGCGGACATCTTCCGTGTTATAAAATTTTCGGAAAACCTTTGTAATAAGTGTCGATTTTCCCGATTGGGCCACACCCTTCAAAAATGGAATACATTGCCATTTGTCGATCTCGTTAACATCGAAACACAAACGCCCTCCTAGAACGCATACCCATTCTCGTACATCTTTATCAAAGCCTTGATAAGTTAGCACGGAATCAAAATGGGGTGTCGGAATATCACGCCAGTCGACAGCACTGTAATCGGGAAAGTCTTGTTCAAAGTACTTGCAACTCACCACGGTTTGATCAAGTGCCTTAAATTCGGGGGAATCATATGTATAAAATGAAGCCCTGTACATGGTATTTTCTTCATCGGAATGTTCGGGGTCAAACTCCTTACCGATGAAAATACCATTAGTAAACGACCAGACATGACGATCCTTTTTAATATCTTGAAACTGCATATCTTTCGTGTTAGTGAGATGACGAATAACGTCGTTGTGGGTAGAAGGTCGCATAGTAAGATTCTTCCATAGTTCGAACATACGTTCCTTTTTGCCTACACCATACACATAGTCTTGGATCGTTTCCACAACTTTCCATGCACGGGTAGATGCACCTTCTTTCGTCATGATCTGTTTGCAGCAGTGGCCTTTGTATCTCTTAAGCTCACGTTCATAGAGATCCTTGAGTACAGTGAGACAGGCTTGTTGATAGGGGATAAGTTCTTCGACATTCTTCATCGTAGAAGTCCTGAAAATAGAAGGGTCGGATTCAGGGTTTATTGGAACATATGTAGGGTTGTTTACCCTATCGCTGATGCGAGCATTACGGAATACAATCTGCCAGGCATCTTCAACTTGATCGATTAGACGGTTAATACGAACAGATGTTTTCATATCGTCATCGTCTTCTAGATCCATAATACCCAGTGTGTCCGCTCGGTGGTATAGTTCACACAAACGGTCGTGCATTCTCATATGTTTAGCCGAAATCTTCTCCAAGTCTATGGAGATGGGTAGACCGTCATCACTCAGCTCGTCTTTCGTAAAAAAATTCAAATAACCGACATGATAAGACATATATTTATCGTTTTTTTCGGTGAGTTTCCACATATGTTCTAATTGTAGGAGCATGTCCATGACCTGATCCGGGGAAAATTTTTGAATGTGGTTGGACCACAGGGCACTATTAGCGTCGTCGTAGTTAGCCGCCTCACCGATGAAGTGAATTGGCTCCGACATTTATTTATTTATATAGTAAGGCCCCATTTTTCTAAGCCTCATTTTTCTTCTGAAGAGAATTGAGAAGTTTGATTAAAATTTTGTTTTGTATTTCCATCTGGCGAGCCATCTGAACTAGAGCCGAACACACGGTATCACCCTCGGGGGTCGTCAGCGTGGAGGCTAACAGTCCTTCGAGTGCGGATAAGTCGTCGGAATAATCAGACGCTTGGGATTCGTCCTCGAAGTCGTCGAGATCGATATCCTCGACCTCATCGCCCTGAGACTGGGGGTCTGCGACGGCTTCATCGGTAGATTCGGAACGGGGTGTAGGAGAACGACCACGAGAGGACATTGTAATTTATGTCCAGGAAAAATGATGTGTGAAATTTCGCACTTTACCCAAAATTATTTTCTTTGTATATAGTACAACTACTCTCAAAATGGCTGGCGGTCTTATGCAACTTGTGGCATACGGCGCCCAAGACGTCTATCTCACTGGTAACCCCAAGGTAACTTTCTTCCAGGCGGTCTATCGTCGCCACACTAACTTCGCTATGGAGACTATCGAGCAGACTGTTAACGGTACCCCCGCTAACTCTGGCCGCGTCTCTGTCACCGTCGCCCGCAACGGTGATCTCGTAGGAGACATGTATGTCGAGCTCAAGGCTAAGGGGACCGTTGTCCCCACCTCCGTCGTCGCGGATGGCGACGCCGACGATGATAACTGGGCCGCTGAGCGTGCTATCAAGGATGTCGAATTGTCAATTGGAGGTCAGAGAATTGACAAGCACTACCAGCGCTGGTGGCGCCTCTACTCCGAGCTTTACCTCGACGAGTCGAAGAAGCTCACTTGGGGTAAGATGACCACCCCCTCTGCTAACGGTGGTAAGATGTACCTCCCTCTTATTTTCTTCTTTAACAGGAACCATGGTCTCGCTCTTCCTTTAATAAGTCTTCAGTATCACGAGTGCAGGCTTGATTTTGACCTGTCGTCTGAATTCTCCAAGTACTCCGATGGTACCACCTTCAAGGTCTGGGCCAACTACATCTACCTCGACACTGAGGAGCGTAGGCGATTTGCCCAGAAAGGTCATGAATATCTCATTGAGCAGGTTCAGCACACTGGCTCCGATGCCCTTGCCGCTGTCGGCTCCACCAAGCAGATCCGCCTCTCCTACAACCACCCCGTCAAGGAGCTTGTCTTCTGCGCTGACCGTGGTTCCGTCGCTCGTTCCAACCTTTGGAACTTCTCCGCCGCGGTCGACACTGTCGTGTCTTCCGGTGGCGCTGGCGGCCTCCAGGCCGGTGCTACCACCCTCGTCGCGCCCTCCACCTGTGGTGCCCCTCTCCTCAAGCTCGGTTCCGACGCTGCCGACGGTTCTGATGTCTGGACTGAGGAGGGTCACGGCCCCATCGATACCTTCAAGCTTGTCCTCAACGGTCAGGATCGCATGAAGGAGCAGGACGGTAAGTACTTCAACCAGGTGCAGCCCTTCCAGCACCACACTGGTTCCCCCGTGCCCGGCGTGTATGCGTATTCTTTCGCGCTTAAGCCCGAGGAGCATCAACCGACCGGTACGTGCAACTTCTCGCGCATCGATAACGCTCAGGTCGCTATCAAGACTGCGGACCGCGGTGCTACTACCCCCACCAACCTCAACATGTTCGCCGTCAACTACAACGTCCTCCGCATCCAATCCGGTATGGGTGGTCTTGCCTTCTCCAACTAAGCATACAAATCAAATTTGTATTTGCTATTAAAACTAATTAATTATTCAATTTTAAAAGTTGTTCGTACACACTTTTTAAAAATGAAGGTTCCATACTTTTTGACTCCCCCTCGTTTTTGTAACGCTTTTTTTGGTCTTATTTTTACAAGGTGTCCGACCGGTCGGACACCTCAATCGAATGTACACGAAACATTTTCATCATCCCATGCATCTACATTGTTACACGAAATTTCACCCCCAAACAGTTCATACACCCATGACCCATCTACAAGTTCATCTTCAATAAGCTTATTTTTCAGTTGTTTAAGTTCAAGCATGTTAATAGACAGGAGTTCTTTCGAGCGCTTGTAACACTCATCCACGAGATCGTTAATCTCCTTATCGACAATCAGTGCAGCCGCGGGTGATAGGTTTCGGTAATCGAAGTTGTTGTCACCTAGACCATACGTAGTAACCATCTCCCGGGCGATCTTATACACTTGTGCATAGTCAGAAGAGGCACCCGTGGTGATATTATCAGGTCCAAAGATGAGCTCTTCGGCTGCACGCCCACCTAGAGCTACGATCATCTGATTCTTGAGATACCGCTTCGTGTATAAAGCCGATTCCGCATCCTCTTCCGAAGGCTGGAAGAAGGTCACACCACCGGCTGCACCTCTAGGAATGATGGAAACTTTACGCACGCGATCGTAACCAGGAATGACTGCACCCGTGATTGCGTGTCCCGCCTCATGGAAAGCGATAACATCCTTCTTGTGACCCGTAAACGTCGTGTCACCCTTTGCCCCTACGATCAGTCTCTGGTACACATCATCCACGATAGCTTCCGTGATGGTACCATCTCCATCTCTCACGGCACGAATTGCACACTCATTCAATAGGTTGGCGAGTTCAGCGCCCGAAAACCCCGTGGTTTGTCTCGCGAGATTTCCAAGGCTCACATTCTTATCAAGCTTCTTACCTCGAGCGTGTACTCCGAGAATCTTTTTACGACCTTTAACACTTGGTAAAGTCACTTGAATTTTGCGATCGAACCTACCCGGGCGAAGGAGGGCCTCGTCTAGAATGTCGCTCCTGTTAGTAGCTGCGATGACGACAATTCCAGTGTTTTCATCAAATCCATCCATCTCGGTAAGAAGTTGATTAATCGTCTGCTCGCGTTCGTCGTTACCAGGCATGGACCCACCTGCACGTTTTTTACCCACAGCGTCAATTTCGTCGATGAACACGATACAGGGTTGATTAGCCCTTGCCTGTTCGAAGAGCTCCCGTACACGCTTAGCTCCTACACCTACGAACATTTCAACAAAGCTCGCTGCCGAACACTGAATGAAAGGAACGCTCGATTCACCTGCAATCGCTCGAGCGAGAAGTGTTTTACCGGTTCCGGGTGAACCTGAAAGAAGGGCACCCCGAGGAATCTTCGCCCCGCTACCCGAATATCGCAGGGGATTCTTGAGAAAGTCGACGATTTCTTCCAGTTCATATTTAGCAGAGTCAATACCTTCAACGTCGGTGAATCGCGTCTCTACGTTCTCTTCCATAGCGAAATCTGCCGATTTGAGAAATGGGTTGGGCATCCCCATCCCACCTCCATCCTTACTTCCAAATATGGCGCGGAACATGGTGAAAGCGTACAAGATGAAAAATCCTACGATAACATTTTCAGCGAGATTCTGTGGTTGCGAGGTGTCTATGTTTATGTTTGCTTCACTTTCAATCAACTTCTCCCAAAACATGTCAGATTGAACGATTGCGACATCTCCGTAATCTCCATTCTCTTCGGCGAAGACGGCCTGATTCTTAGCGGGTCGCACGAGTACCTGTGGAAACTCTTTATTATCGAGCCCTTTCATAAACTGACTAAATGATCTGGGCTTGTATTCAGGTTGTTCCGAATTCTCCACCTTAATATTCGGTGCGCGAAAAATACGCGGTACAGATAAACTCATTACAGGACGCATCTATCTTATATGATGAAATAAGTTTTAAGCAGCTTAAATAAATCCATACATTATAGATTACAATGACGAGTTCTATTGGCGTAATCGGTTTGGGTTCTATCGGAAAAAATCTTGCTCTGAACATTCAAGAGAAGGAGAAGTTGCACGTGTTTAATAAGACACATTCTAAAGTTGTTACACTCGAAGAACAATCCGAAAATGTATATGGTCACGAATCCATCGGTGAGATGGTAGATGCTATGAAATGGCCGCGTGTCATTTTCACAGCTCTTCCCCATGGCCAGGCGACCGACGATACTGTTAGGGTTTTGCTTAAACACATGAAACCCAGTGATACGATCATAGACTGTTCAAATGAACATTACAGAGTATCGAGAACTCGGGGGTCTAGATGTAAGGCCCACAAGGTAAACTATCTAGGTACAGGTCTTTCGGGTGGAGCCGAAGGTGCTCGCCAGGGGCCCGCTCTCATGCTAGGGGGTACCAAGCATGCTTACGAGATGAATAAGTCATTCTTGTCTAAAATTGCTAAGAGGCATACCTATATGGGCGAGGACTATGGAATTGGACATTTTACGAAGATGGTTCATAACGGGGTTGAATATGGTATGCTGCAAGCTGTGGCTGATCTATACGCTTATTGTGATCACGACGACGATCGTATGCAGAAGAGTTTGGAACAAGCTATCGGTACTGATATGGATGGATACATCGTGCGTTCCGCATTGAAGGTGCTTGAGAATTATGATATGAAGAAGATCTCTGACGTTGCTGAGATGAACAGCACGGGACTCTGGTGTTCTCAAATTGGTTTGGAATATGAAATTCCTACACCCGTGATTAACTCTGCGGTGAACACTCGAATTACGAGTAAGTATGTCAAGTCCGTTCGTACAAAACAGAATATTACTGCTTCATTTAAACCTTCTATCGCTATGAATACACTTCGATTTACGTTTGCCGCCTCACTTCTAGAGGGGTATAGCTTGATGGACACAAGGAACGCCTCTAGAGTAGATGTGGTAAACGCATGGTCTAGGGGTACTATCATCGAGTGCCCGCTCATCGGGAGTGAACTTCACGGCATCATGGATAAACATATTCTAGACGCACGCATTTTTGCGTTACACTGCATGACCGCGGGTGTTCCGTGTCCGGCTGTTCATGCAGCTATTAACCAATATGATTTTATTCATCAACAAAAAACGTCTATGGCTTTTCTCATGGCGCAGCGCAATTATTTTGGACAACACACACTTATTGAAGTTTAAAAGAACAATACGTATATGATGTATGATTAAGAAAGTTATTGATTTGTTTTTTAAAGTAGAAAAACCTGTACTCGGTAGATGGTCACTTAAATCGTGTAGCGAGAACTCAGTTTCCATAAACTCTATTTACCAGAATAGGGATCATTGTGGTGATACCATATGCAAAACACCTAAACGAGCGGAGGAATATCCAACTCTTCCTAAGCCTCATTTTCCACAACCACACTTACCTTTCGGGCATTTACACGCTCCACCGAACATCCCGCAACGAGAGCAATAGCCACTTCTACCCCTCTTACGCGAGCGCTTTGAGTTGAAGGGGTTGAACGGGAGCTTGGACCCCATACCTGACCCAACCAGTAACATCGCTACGATAGCGCCTACTATGAGAAGGAGCGGGAGGACCCAGACGGGGATGTTAGCGATATTGTTATTAGCCATTTTATATAATTACAAGAGTTTTTTTTCTGGGTTCATACAAATGAAGGTCACACTTAAAAAAAGTCCTAACCCTGAAAAGAAATATAGGGTGACCTTTGAAGATGGATCCCACGTAGATTTTGGCGGTGCTGGGTATTCTGATTATACGATTCACAAAGATCCATCGCGTATGAAGAGATATCTCGCACGGCATGGACGTATGGGTGAGACGTGGTCTAAAGCTGGTTTAAAAACAGCTGGGTTCTGGTCTAGATGGTTATTATGGTCTAAACCGAGTATGACTGGAGCTAAGCGATTGATGTCCTCGCGTTTCGGTTTGCGATTTGTCTAAGACCACGGCGATTCAAATTTTTTTGAAGCTGTGTCAGAAGGTTTTTAGGCATCACGGGACGTCTTATGGGAACCGGGCGAGACATCGGTATACGGCGAGGGGGTGGAGGGGGAGGAGGGGGGCGCATCGGACTCGTTTTTTTCGTGGCGCACGTGCACCGATTCTTAACGAGTTGACGACACGTACGCATAGTAGCGGCAGCTTGAGTTACGCGATTTTTCATAGCAGCTAAATCGCGTAAATTAATCTCCTTTCGTAAAGCTTCATTCGTCTTTTTTACGCGTTTACCTTTATTATCTCTCGTCAAACGAATACCCTTTCTCCGGGCTTTTGTTCGGATATCTACCATTTATATATACCGAGATTAAAAAAAGTGATCGGTTCTGTAAAGTTTAGCCTGATACGGTGCAGCTTTACCTAATACATTAACAGTCTCATTACCATAGATTTCCTTACACCCGTAATCATCCATACAGTCTCTACCGTTTACCGTGACCGGGATAGAGTATATTTGATCACCCGGAGTTGATGTGTAATAATGATATTGATCTCGGCGCCCTCTCACCTCTTTGCCATATAAGGGAAGCATCTCTTCATTTTCTCCTACAAGAATACCCATCTGTTGGACACGTCTAGGCTTATACGTTTTTATAGGAGGATCCCTGTACTCTGGCTGCCTAGGACGTGTCTCGATCGGTGGTGCGACATGAACTGGATAGGGGACGCGAACAACTTTACTATGTATGGGTCTAGACAAAAGGTAAGCAATAGTACCCAGTAATACCATGACCATGACAAAATTCATAACAGTTTTGTTCCTGTTTTTCATTTATATATCTTTGAGATTATTTTTGCAGCTGGGACTCTATCAAGTTTAAATTGAACTAACATCCATAGCGCAAATAAGATATACTTTGGTGCGTCATTCGATGTCTTGGTGTCGAGTTTTAATATGGGACTCACGAGTCTACCAAAAAACGTTTGTTCTTTGGGTTTACCGGTGATTGCTATCTCGAGTTCGGTAAGAGCGCATGTATCATCGTTCGTCGCCCAGTGTAAAAATAGAAATGGTATTATCAACGAATACATGACTAACCATTTTTCTACTTTTGTAAATGGTATAATTAAAGCCAGGCAAAAAAGTAAGACATGAATTGAAAAAATTATGTTCATATCTATTAGTATGGACAAAGAAAAGAAAAAAGTCCAACCAAAAGAAAAGGTAAAACGAGTTTGGCATCCTTCACAGGAAAAGATTTTGAAAACATGGGGTGAAGCCTCGGCCTGTTACAGGTACATGCATAACCATGCGTATCTCGTATTCAAGAAACAGAGTATGCGTTTTACTTTACCAGTCATCGTGTTATCGACGATCACGGGTACCGCCAACTTTGCGCAGCAGTCGTTTCCAGAAAACATGAGAAGTTCTGCACCTGCTATAATTGGTGGTCTTAACCTGATTGCTGGTATCATTGCCACTATAATGCAATTCTTAAAAATTAATGAAATGATGGAAGGATGCAGAGTTGCGTCACTGCAATACGGTAAGCTTTCACGTACAATTCGGTTAGAGCTTTCTCTTCCCATCCAAGAACGTTCTTGTGACGGTTCTACGATGATAGAGACGTGCAGAGCCGAGTACGACAGGCTCATCGAGCAGTCACCACCCCTTCCCTATGCTATCATTCAGGCATTCGAGAGGCAGTTCCCAGATGATTCTGAGTTCTTCAAACCAGAAATCATGCATATACAGCCTATCGATATGTTCATTTCGGAAGATGCGATGCGCGACGAACTACAGAAAGAGCTTGGGGCTATACGGACAGGTGAGTCCACTCCGAGGGAATTATCAGTGGTTATAGAATCTGAGAAAGACGTCTAGTCAGATACGCAATCATGACGAACAACATAATATTAAAGACTGCAATGCATACCAAATAAGGAAAAACCTTTCGTTTG